AATCAGGGTCTGCAGATAACTTAAGATGGGAAGTTTCTAACGTAAGTAATTCTAAAGGTACATTTACACTAACAGTACGTAGAGGAGACGATAGTAACGACAATAAGATTATCTTAGAAACCTGGACTAACCTTTCTCTAGATCCAAATTCAGAGAACTTTATTTCTAAAGTAATTGGAGATCAGTCTTACACATTAACTTCATCAGGAGATGAAACGTACCTTACCTACACAGGAACTTACCCTAACAGATCTAGATACGTAAGAGTCTCAAGCGTTAATTTACCGACAGTCAAGTACTTAGCTAATGACGGAATAACAGTTAATGCTGATGCAGTTAGCGTATCCTTCTCAGGATCTCTACCAATCACAGGATCAGGTTCTTTCTACAATGCAACAGGAGATATCGTTCAAACAGGAGCAAATAACTACTTTAGTGCTTCTGCAGCAACTAAGACGCAAGGTCTAGAGGCTGGTAACTATACTGATGTTATCAATCTTCTTGCTAACCAAGATGAGTACTTATTCAACGTAATAGCAGCACCAGGACTTAACTACTCAGTTAGTGCTCATCAGACGGAAATTGATAGACTGATTTCTACAGTAGAGGTTAGAGGAGATGCAATCGTAGTAGTAGATGCAGCAAGCTACGGTTCAACAGTAGCAACTGCAGCAGCAAGCGTAAGTTCTATTAATACTTCTTACGGCGCTACTTACTGGCCTTGGTTACAGGTTCAGACAGCTACAGGAAGAAACGAATTCGTACCTGCTTCTGTAGTTATTCCAGGTGTATATGCAGCTACAGATCGTTCTTCAGCACCATGGTTTGCGCCTGCAGGTCTTACTAGAGGAGGAATCGTAGGAGTAATTCAAGCTGAACGTAAGCTAACTAAGGGTCAGAGAGATGATCTTTATGATGCTAATGTTAACCCAATTGCTACTTTCCCGGGAGCTGGTATAGCTGTATTTGGTCAGAAGACATTACAAAAGAAAGCTTCTGCACTAGATAGAGTAAACGTAAGACGTCTCTTAATCGAACTTAAGAAGTTCTTCTCAGATCAAGCAAGAAACTTAGTATTTGAGCAGAACACAATTACTACACGTAATAGATTCCTTTCGATTGTTACTCCTTACATGGAAAATGTAGTTCAACGTCAAGGACTTTTCGCTTTTAGAATAGTAATGGACGACTCCAACAACACCAATGACGTTATCGACCGTAACCAGCTTGTAGGTCAGATCTTTATTCAACCGGCTAAGACGGCTGAGTACATTATTCTAGACTTTACAGTAGAGCCTACGGGAGCAACATTCGTAGCATAAATTAAAGAAACGCTATTTATTAAAAACAGAAAAAGATGGCAGTACTAAACACTAATGAAATTCTCTCCCAGGCATTTGAGCCCAAGGTACAGAATAGATTTTTGATGCTTTTCAAGACTATTCCTTCCTTCCTAGTGAAGACAGCCTCAGCTCCAAGCTTTACAGACGAAGAAGTGGTTTTACATTACATTAACTCGTATCGTAAAGTTAGAGGAAAGAGAACTTGGAATGACATTTCATTGACTCTATACGATCCGGTAACTCCTTCTGGGGCTCAAGCAGTAATGGACTGGGCACGTTTATCGTATGAATCTGTTACAGGTAGAGCGGGATATAGTGATTTCTACAAAGAAGATGTTACTCTTCAAATACTTGGTCCTGTAGGAGATGTAGTTGGTGAATGGATACTTAAAGGCTCTTTCATTAAAGAAGCATCTTTTGGTGAATACGACTGGTCCTCTTCGGACGTAGTAGATATTTCGTTGACATTAGGAGTTGATTATTGCGTACTAAATTATTAAAATTAAAATTATGAATTTCGACTTAAGAAAATTTTTAGCAGAAAACAAACTTACTAAATCATCACAGATGATCAATGAAGGTATCTCAGAAGAGGAACTTTCAGTAGAAGAGTTTGAAATGGAGGAAGATCTACAGGCAGAGGAAGAAGATTACGGATTCGTAGGAGAAGATGAAGTAGCAGAAGAAGAAGCTGTAGAAGTAGATGTTCAAGAGTATTTAAAGTTTTCTACAGTTGATGAGGTGATGGGCCATATCAATAAACAGGTAGACAAATCAGCTCATGAGCTTAAGATGGCTAAAGTTAAAGAAGCTATCTCAGCAATTGAGAATAAATTGACATCCCTTGAAGAAGATGCGAACGTTAAGGACTTTATTAGTTCTTCTAAGTTAAGAGAAATGAGACGTTACGCAAAAGATCTTCGTAAGATGGAAG